TCGTGTCTCCATCCAGAGGAGCAGCCGATGTTTTGCCAAAGAAATCAGCCGTGCCTTCTATCGCTGGAGTTGTTGCCTGTGTTGCATAAGTGGTGCCGATGTTCTTTACCAAAACTCCAACCGAAGTTCCCCATGAACCAGCCCCATCAGAATACCAACGCATATTGCTTATCTGAACAGCAGGCGCTGCTTCCATGTAAGCTCTTAACTGCTTTGGGAAACTATATGTCGTTGCTGCATCAGGAATTACCATCGGATTGTTGGAGTCAACATTGGCATCATTTGCATTCTTGAAACGAACAACGTCTGATGTTTTATCTGCACCGGCATCTGCAGCACTCATTTCATGTATTTGAATTGTCGCAGCCACGTCACACCTCCATTATTTGGGTCTCTGTAGTTTCTTCTTGTCCTTGATTATTTCACCTTCAATCACCAGTTTCTTACTTCCACAGGTCGGTCAATCACAACACCTTCAATGGCTTCTCCCTTGACAGGTTCTGGTACAATAGGTTCCTCAACACCAGCGGATTTTTTGAATACTTGCCTGTATTGATGGCAGCTCTCTGATCTATCCTGTGATTCATCCTAAACTTCTTTCCGTCTTTATCATAAACGAAATACATATCTTTATCCTCCTCCCGGATCAATTTAATGACATAGTTGTCATTTCCGGCTTTGCTGGTTCGGTGGCAGGTTCAGCACCAGCCTTAATATCACTGCCAAACCGTATAGGCAAACCCGATTCCTTCAGTTGCTTATTGAGATCATTTAACATGCCGTCCATAAAAGGTTTCGGCAGTGTTTTAAGATTACCCATCAAATTCTGTAACATTCTTGTGCCTTGTTTCAGACTGATCAAGGCAAAATGATATTGTGCGATAGCCAACACCTCTGGTCTTAATGTAAATACAAATTTTTTGGCTTTTGCATCTGGCTCCTTCATATAAACTTCATACAGCCCAATAAAATCCTTGGCTGCATTCAATGTCAACTCTGCTTTGTTGATCCAAACACCATACTCAAGAGCTGCCATTGCCAAATCCAAATCACCTTCGTTCTTTTCCACACCTCTTTCAAGCCACTCATATGCTTTCTTTTGGTCACCCAGCTTCATGTACTGTTTAACCATTGTGAAATAAATGACCTTGTTGAAATACTTCTCCTGTATTTCGCCACGGTCATACATCTCCCAATATTTCTCTCCCCATTCAGCAGCCTCTTTTTGGTCTTTATGCTCGGCATATAATTGGCAAAGATAGAAATAAGGAAGACCATCTGCCAATTGGTTTTCCTCAACTTGCTTGAGCAATAAGGTCTTGCTCCTTTCAAACTTCTGGTCTTTCTTATCTGGTGTCAAATCATATCCGTAGTGTTTTATAAAGAAATGAGGATTGAAAACTGCTTGACCATCAACTTGTGGCTGGTTATGCACGATTCCTTCATAATGACATCTGCCTTTCTTGAAAAATCGTGTTGAATTGAATTGCATCACTTCCAGCCCTTTCTGAACATCTTTCAAAAGAACAGCCGCAGCTGGATATTTGCCATCTACCCTGTGCAATACTGCCCTGACATCCTTCCAGCTTGAGCCATTTGTCAATACTGCCTCTTCGTCAGCATCAATAATGAACACCCATTTCCCTTTTGCATAGGACATGGATTGGTTACGATGCAGTGAAAAATCATGTTGCCAAGGATGGTGGTAGACACGGGCTCCAAAACTTTTGGCTATTTCAACTGTCCGATCTGTAGAACCAGTATCTACCACCACAACTTCGTCAACCAGAGGCTTGATTGACTGTAGGCAACGCTCAAGGTTATGCTCCTCATTTTTCACCATCATGCAGGCCGATATGAGAATCCCGGTTTTCTTCATGTCGACCTCCTCTTATCGCTTCGACAAATAAGCCTTGAAAGCCAGTGTTGCACTTCCAGATGCTTCTGCCGTAGCGGTAAGGAATGTGGTGTAAACACGCAGATAGCGGTAAATCGTTCCACCAAAATCATTGTGGAACGGAATGATGTAACGACCGGCAGTGATACATGCCCATGTTGCATGGACAATGTCGGTCCTGTCATCAGCAGACGTTGCAGCAATACCGCACAGGATCCTTGCCAGCGGTACATAATCAGCAGACGATTCTGCACTTGATCCTTCAAGACAAATATCGATCGTCTTGTAATTGGAAGCACCTGTGGCAAACGTGATTGTTTCAATATCAACCACAAAAAGACCTTCCGTGTAGCCACCGCCTGTGTCATAATACTTACCGACACCATCGACAGTGCCTGCGGCAGAGTCGTAAATGACTGCTGTCGATCCACCAGTATCAGCGAGTTTCAGTTCCTCGTCAATGATTACTTTTCTATTATCCAACATTTTCTATTACCTCCTTCAAAATTGATTTCGATTACGCAGCGATTGCCGCATCAACAACTCCAAACAGTCTTGCAGCCGCACGAGGACGCAGAATGGCAAGCGTGATGTACCATTCAATACGAGTCCTGAATACCGGCTTGGAATCCTGTTCTCCGAGATCCCTCACATCCATTTCCGAAGACTGGAGACCCATCACCCCATTCTCTGCAAAGGAGACGCAATAGAGGGAGCTACATGTTGAAGCAACACCACCAGGGCTGGTCTCAAGAAAGTCAATGATGTCGGTATTGGTTTCGTCTTTGTCAACGACCAGAATAGGAATGTCATTGAATTTGGTTACCCTACGACCGAATGCATCGAGATCATAGGTAACATAACCGCCAACGGTGGAAAGTCTTGCCGCAGCCGACATACGTCGTCTCATGGTTTTATTCATGATGAAATGTGTAGGATCCTCAACAGCATCAATCAACTCATCGATCTTGGTGAGAGTAAGAGCAGCTGCCGAACTGGATGCCGTGCCTGTCGAAACAAGCTGGTCACCTGTGCAGCGAACCTGAAGACCGTCAAACGCTTTTGGATCTGACGTCACATCGCCTTTAATGAATGTTTTGGTGAGATTGAGAGAAAGAGCCTTGATCTTCAGGCCTTCCTGAACAGCCCTCTGTCCTGCACCACCCGTTTTGATGAGGAAGGCATCGACATCCAGATCACCACCAGCGATTGCGAGAGATTCAATCACCTTCTCAACTTCTCCAGTGCTCTCTGTGTATGCCTCGTTGACTCCTCTGAACGCTACTCCTGGCAGGTTCTTCTCACGATCAAACTTCAAGGCGTTGCCGGTAATGTCATCAAAGGGCATATACTGCAGAATGTCAGATCCCTTCGCAAACAATTCCATAACTGTGGCCTTGAGCATTTCGTCTCTGCCCAGAGCAATTTTTGCTGATTCAATAAGTGTTAAAGCCATTTCATTTACCTCCTGTTAAAAATTTGTTTTAATGTTGCCTTAAACTAAAAAATCCCGGCAAGAAATAATCAATTAAGATTAAATCCCACCGGGATTTCGTTATTCGGCACCGTCCGAACTAACTACCTTTCAAATTTACATCGATCCACCGGATCTAATTTTTACCTCCTACTGTTGCATACCACCGTGAATATGTTTCAATCTTTCCTGCGGAGGCAGCTTGGCAAGTGCCTCTTTCTCTGACTGCTTTATGCCTCTACCAGCCCCTCCTCCTGCGCCAGTAGCACCGCCACCAGCAGATGGTTCAAATAAGAAAGAAGCGGTCTCAAACTGAATCTGTGCCCATTCATCAAATGTAAGAATGCTTTTACCATCCTTGCCATAAAGGGTTTTGTCGCCTTCCTTGGGAACAGGCTTTCCTTCTTCCAGTTTCCACACCCGTTTGCCTCTTGCGATCAGATCCTGTAATGCCTCCTTTCGGACACCACCAACAGCATTAACAGCTCTTGTGATTTCCGAATCAATCAGCACCTCAGACAGTCTGCTATTGAGTTTGCCATTCTCTGTGTCTTTCTGCTCCAAGGCTGTCTTCATTGCTGTGAGCTGATTTTCAAAATCAGCCCTCATTCGTTCAACCTTCTGGGCAACCAGCTCATCAATCTTTCCGGCCTCAATCATCTTTTTGTCATCAATGGCCTGGAGTTTCTTTTTCATTTCGGCTATCTGGGAAGGATCAACACCGGCAAACTTCTTTTCCAACTCTTCTTTCTCTTTCATTAACTTGATGTTGTTATCACGGAACTCCTGAAGCTTCTTCTTGGTATCTGCATCCTCTTCTGTCTGCAGATAAAACTTGCCATCACCTCCTTGTTTGTACAAAGACTGCAATGATTCATCAAGTCCTTCCATACTATCCACAACTAATTTCAACTTCATACACTCAATACTCCTTTCCCGGTTTTGAACGTTTATGATTCCTTATAATTTATTTTAGACCAAAATAAAAGATATTTTTTTTATTGCTGTTTTGGATAAACCCAAACAGACTTGATCACACTATCTGGAGACAGATCAAAATCTTTTTTTAAACCTTCAATCATCTTGCTATTATCTAAACCTTTGGCATAGTAAAACCAATCTTCTGCATCATCATACAAAGGGTCGTCTTCTTCTATCTCTGTAATAGTTGTTTTTAACCCATCTTTGCCTTGAAAAACCCATCGACCTGCTTGACTCTCAATCAAAGTACCAATTTCATGATAAGGTTTAGCGTCCATTTGATCCCAACCAAGATCAAAGTAAACGTATCCGATCCTTGGTATTTCAAATAATCCAGCGATTAGTCGTTCTGGTGGTAAATCTCCAAACTGTATTTGTAAAAATTTATCCGCAATATTCATAGGTCCTCCTATTTCTATTATATCCTATTATTAAATTTTTATGTAATTAATAATTGGCCACAATTACATCTTCCAATAACCGACCATCTGGCCATCTCTCATACCCGTGATCTCGGAACAACTTCAAAACAACTTTACGCTCATCACTATTTTTAATCACCCATTTATCAAAAGAAGGATCAAAAATCGACAAAGACTGTTTAGCAACTACCTCTGTTACATTGTCTTTGACCCAATTTTCAGGGTTAGCAATTCTTTTTTCTTTCATGGTTTGACTTCCAGAAATCCAGCCATGGTTTCTGCCATACACATCATCAAAACAGCCATAATAATCACCAGGATAAAATGTCAAATCCATTCTTGCTGCTAAATCGCCTTTCCATTGTAATTCGCAACCAGCGCGACCTCGACCAAAACGCATGAAAATTGTATTAGCCCCACCAGATTTCATATCAGGACCAGGAGACGTTCCTTCCCATGAAAACCCTTTTCTCAATTTATCTGCCGTAGCAGTCATTTCCGCACCATTTTCCAAAACCTGTTTGGCGAAATTCTCTGAGGATATATACAATGAATGAGAGAATTTGTAATCTCTCTTAACCTTCTCCCAAGCTGCACCTTCCAAATCCGGCCTCATCAGATTAGTTTTGCCAACATCATATATGTTAGCAACACCCTTATAATTATACATGGATGACTGAGTAATATCATACCCTACAAATTCGCTTATCTTTTTCTTGTAAAGATCTATTCTTTCTTTCTCTGTTGATAATGCATCAGCTTGTTCCATTAAATTATAACAACGCTTCTCATTTCTGGCATAAGCAATCTGTCTCAGATATAAAGATTCCAATTGCTCATCAGTCGCACGTGCAGTATTAACACCTATCTTATCCTGTAATATTTGTAATGCTTTTTCTAAATCTGGCTTGGTCCCAGTCGGCATTTCAATTCTCAAAAGACCACGATGAGCAAAACTTATGTCATTTCTATTAGGCCAATAATAATATTTAATTCCATCTACTTCTGCCTCCATGTGATATTCATACACCTTCAAAGTATTCCCTGTGCGTTGCGCCCATCCTCTGGATATTTTCTTTTCCAATATTTCTCCAGGTTTCTTAACAAACGCCACTTCATCAGGAACTTTGGCTGCTGCCTTTACTGCCTTTTCTTGAATAACCTTTGTAAACTGTTTAAAAGTATCTCTGAAGTTAGCATCCAAGGCCCATTTGTATACTTTGCCTTCTCCAACATCGATCACCTTCTGAAGAACGTTCAGCCACGATTTATAATAATTATCCAGAGCAATCAAATCGCTTTCCACATACTTCCCAGATTTGACAAGAGCAGAATATTCTTTTTTCCAATTAGTGATTGCTTCCGTCGCTCTTTGTATATCTTTTGACCTTAATCCTTCAGCATTTCTGGACTGCATTGCAATTCCTCTCAACGCATCCATGATTGGAGTATGAACCGCCTCCGGATTATAAACATGTAATTGTTGGGCTGAATCTTTCATCATACTATCCATCTTGGCCATGGTTTCTTCTCTCAATTTCATCTGTACCATGCCAATTTGTTTACCGCTTGTATCTTTTTCAATCCACAACAATGCTCTTCTGTCTTCAATACCTTCGGCATCTATCGGGATATTGATGCCATTAATTCGGGCAGATGTGCCAAGCTTTTTGTACTCTTGGTCTGTTACTCTGGTAAAAGAATCTTTCGGCAAAGCAATGGCCTTTACTTCTGCCTCGATTTTTGGGAATTGTTTTGCTATTGATCTCTTGCGAGCAATTAACTTCTCGGCCAGAGCCTGTCTCTCTGCAGAAGCGCCATTGCCATATTTTAACACCAGATCGCGTATTTCATCGTCAGAAACAGACAACACCTTTCTAACACCAGCTTCCAACTCTGCCTGAGTAACATTCTTAAATACTGCTGCTGCTTGTGTATTGACATTGGCATTTCTCATAGAGGAAAGTTCTAAAACCTCATCACCAAAATCAAGTCCTTTTGCCAAACCTTGTGCTCTGAACTCTAAGGCACCACCAACATCAATACGGACCGCCCTGACACCATCTTTGATCAAAAGATTATCATAGCCTAATCCCACAACATCCCAATCCGCCAGCCAGGCATCAACGACAAAATTATCATATACACCAGCTCTGATTGTACCATCAATTAGTGCCTGTTTATTCTTAGAGACACCATCCATAACAGAAGAGGCAATACTTTTCTTCCCATTCACATCTATGAATTGTAAATCAGGCA